AACAGACAAACGCGCTGTGAAGACTGAAATGTCCTCATCCTCTTTGGAAAAAGAGAAGGTTTTCTCCGGGAAACCTAGAATTACCTTGACGGTAGGAAACCCTTCTTCGGAAGCAGAAACCGTCCAAGAGCAAGTAGAGCTCAACAATGTTAATAGATCTTTGGAAAAAGAACTTAACACTGAAGAAACTCTTGTAGTATGCGATAGATCATTGGAAAATGAACTCGCTGCCGCTCAAACCCCCGCTGAAGTAGAGGAATGTATTCTTTCTAGTGATGGAACGCTGAAAAGTGATCTCACTATTAGTGAATTGCCTTGTCAATCTCAGGATAATACCCAAGACGAAGATGAAGACTCTGATGATAGTGCTTTAATTGAAAATTATTTACATGATTCAATTTTAGACTTGTTAAGATCAACGAAAGAAGATATGGAAGATGGTTCAATTTCGGAAGTACCGACTGATGTAGAAGAACTTATGGAAGCTGTATTTGCGATTAATACTGACTGGATTCCCGATCATCCCATTCGAGTATCTTGGAAACGATTACAAGATAGTAGTATTGATACTTGGTCTGATCAAGAATATCGAGAACTCAATGCTGAACGTGTAATGAAACAACTAAGGAAGAACACTAGTAGAGATTTTGGAACACTGCCACCGCAGTATAAGGAATTTATATATAGTGTTTTATCACCTGAACAGATCACCGAACTAAGGAATGAAGGAGTTCTTTATGACCCACCTAGAGTTATATATAGAACAAATGAACCCAAAAAGGAGAAGACAGAGAAAGAAGAAGAGAACATAAACATTTTCCACACAAACATTGAACGAATAATGTTGGAAGATCCCGTGGAATGCTCTGTTATGATACCTTTTCCAGAGTTTGAAGAATTGATTGAAGGAAGAGGAACACAATGGATGTTTGACAACAGATGTCATTGCCCTCAAATTGGAACACAACCACATCAACAAAATTGCTCTGTGCGTTTTTTGGATGACTTTGATGACATGACGGAAGATGCACACTACTTTACTCACGTAGCAACGAGAGTTTTAGAAGGAGTACTTACTGGATGCAAAGTGGCTAACGGAATGAACATAACTAGCCTCAACAAATTCAGGAGTCAAGCCTTGCGAAACCCTTATATGGCTATAATGGAGACGGAAGAGTTTAGAAAACAAGAGAGATTTATTGAACTTAAAAGGAGACATGCTTATGTACTTGATACTCTAGCTTGTGTGATGGAATCTCATGGAGGAGATAGTGAACCAGTGTTAGAGGAAGAGAAACAAGATCCTGGACTTTTTAAGAGACTCATGAATCTTTTGAAGTTTGATACGAACAAGAAACTTAATCTTAAGGATTTTGTTTATGGATTGGTCAACAAGGTTGTTGGTGCTGCTGGAACAGGAATAGAACTAATTGGAGGAGTGGCGAACGAACTTTTTACCAAGCTCAAAGCCAAGGTTGGACAAATGATCATATCATTAATTCCCCCTGGAGCCATTATGGATCTTGTTTGCAAACTTGATCCTTTGACTCAGTACATGATAGGAGCTGTTGTTTTTTCAATGACTATAACCGCACTTGTTTCGATGTCAATCTTGACAACTACTCTTTTTGAGAAGTTGATTAAGATGATTGTCAAATATTGCAGTTTCAAAGAGAAGACACCACAGACATTCAAGCCTGATTTAGATGAACATTTGGAAGCTCACGGACATATGGCTGATCCAATTTGTGTAGCGACTAGTGTTTTGGGAACTATATTTTCGTTGACGACGAACAATGTAACTGCCATGAGAGAATCGATGAGATTTGCGATGACACTTGTAGCTGGTGGAACAGCGATTTCAAATGTGATGAGAGGAATCTTTTATCTATTGCCTATAGGTTTTAGAGAAGCCCTTGCATTCACGTTTGGAAGTGGAGAAGATGCTGACAAATCAAGAGTTGATAGATGGATAGCTCAAGGAACGGCTATACAGAAGGTTAGTGGAATACCCCATGTTTTGACGTCAGATCCTTTCAGTGTTAGAGTTGATGAACTCTTGAAAGAAGGAAGAATAATACTCAGAGAAGCTAAGGTCTCTATGGAGACAAAGCCTATTGTATTACAAATTCTTTTTACTTTAGTAAGATTGGCGATGAATTTGACCACCTTTAAGAACAAGGATAATTCTAGAGCAGTACCATGGGCTATTCACCTGTGTGGAACACCTGGAGTAGGAAAGAGTTTGATTGCTACATCATTGATAGAAGATGTAGCAGGTCTTAAGAAAGCTGAAGTGTTTAACAGATCAATCTCCGATGAATTTTGGAGTGGTTTTGTTACGCACAGATGTGTTCTTTATGACGAGTGGCTGATTGGAAGAGATGTTGGTAATGGAGTTACTAGATCAACGATAGCTAAAGAGTATCTTGACTTGGTTTCTGGTGGAGTTTTTAAACCCCCAATGGCTAGTACAGATAATCCCGTTGTTGGTATAAAAGGAACTGAAGCAAGACCGCAAGTAGTGTTAACGATGAACAATGTTGCTTGGGATATAGTAGAAGGTATCAACAATGAAGCTTTATGGAGAAGAAGAAGATTCACCATTCATGCAAGAGTGAGTAAGAAAGCTTTCTTACTACCCGGTTCAACAGAGAAGAATCCCCTGCCTGATATTTCGAAGTATTCAGTAATGGAGATAAGAACGAAGAAACCTTGGATGGAGTTTATATTAGCACCTGCTTGTCCTACGAAGAACAGTGCAGGAACACAGGTTGCTACTGTAGTCTCTTATGAGACCTTGGTGAAATTGCTTAGAGATGATTATGCGTTTCACAAGGAGATATGCGATAAGGTTGCTGAATCGAGAGGCTCTTCATTGGAGAATGCGAAAGATCCTATTCTCATAATGGAACAAGCATTGCAAGAAGTGTTTGATATACCCACTAAACCGAGAGGAATATGGGAATATGTAGCGGATGCTTTTTGTCCTGGGATGTTGTCCCAAGGTCCAAATGCAAAGAAGAAGAAGAAAGACAAAGTAACTACTGAAGCTAAGAAAGAGCTGAACGCAAGAGTTAACAAACTAAACAGATCTAAACCCTCTCAGACAAGAGCTGAGAACAGAATCCCTCTACAGGAGGCGTATAAGAAAGAAAAAGAAGAGAAGAAAGCTGTTAAAAAGTTTGTTGAAGAGGCTAATGAGGAATTAGCTAACAGACAGGTAGATAGTTCTTCAGAAGAAGTAGTTATTGATGCTGAAAGTAAGAGTGATGCTTGGGCTGATCCTGTGGAGAATCACAGAGTAGAAGAGGAAGTCTTGAAAACATTTCAAGAGAATCTTGAAAATGCGATGGCTGAAGTTGACGAGGATGACCAAAGTATGGGAAGCTTGGAACCTAGTGAAGGTTTTAGAACCCCAAACAGTGAAAAGCAAGTAATGCTAGTGAAAGAAGAGAAAGTAGAGATGGAAGAGATTTGTACTAAGGGAGTTTTCTTAGGAGAGGAAACTATATACAAAAATTACGATGGCCAGAGACTTTGTGAGACTGATTTGGGCATATTGGGTTTTTACCCGGATGCGCCTGCTAGTAGTGAGTTTGCTGGACAAGTTGTGAGAGCTAAGTATTGTTTCGATTCAAAACATTCTATAAGTGTTGCTTCACTTTTGAAACAGAATCTGGGACAAGCACCAACGATTGAAGACGAAAGTCATGCTCATGATAACGACGAGGATTACCTTAGTGATATAATTGGTAATAAGGACTACAAAACCATCAAAGACTCTGTAACCCCATTGGTAGTTGACACAACAAGAGTGCACAAACACTATTGTAAGTATAACAAGAAGTACCATGGAGATAAAAGTTGGACATGTGAAGGAATAGTAAGTCATTGTCATGCACCATTTGAAGGAAGAAAAGGTCATGCACATGATTTCTTGAACCCTCTGAATGCACCAGCGATGTCTAGAGTTGTTCTAGAGAAGCTTATTGATGAGAACGAAGAAGCTGATTGGGAGAATGAGCTTATGTGTGAAGGTTGTAAATGGACTTACGCCTTAATGAGACCTGGAACTAGTCCGCAAGTGAAAGAGAGTTTGATTAACAAACAGGAAGGTGAAGACTGGGAGACTTATTGTGATAAGGTTTGGAACCAAGTGGCTGATATTAAGAACATAGATTTTGCTTTTGCAGATGAACTTATTGGTTACGACGTTAAGATCTTTATGGAAATGGTAGGAATGAATGCGTGTTTCCCTACACCTGGTCAAGGACAAAGGTTCACAGAATGGGCGTCTAAGGTTGGAAAAGCGTATTTGACAGGATTCTACACTTCATATGGATTGATAGTAGGATCGTTAGCTTTAGTTTGGGTTATTAATTACTTCTTGGGAGAGAAGAAAGAAGAAGAACACCTAACTTTTGCGAGTCATTCACCGAAGGCACATAAGACGAGTAACAAGAAAGGAACACACAAACCTAAAGCTCATAGAGGAGCTGCGCTGACGAACAATCTGTATGCTCAGGCAACTCCAGATTTCGTCGAACTGATGATAGATGGTGTGCCAAGATGGGCCATACCTCTGAGAGACAAATGGGTAGCTACCTATTTGCATGGATTGGACTTTGAGAAGTTGAATGAAGAAGGAAAGATGCAGATCACGGTTACAGTGGCAGGAAAGATTTACACTGGAGATGTAAATGTGGATTTGATTGTTGGAGATAGAGAGTACGATACTGTCTTTTTCAATCTTATCGATCCTGGGTTTAAAACGTTACCAACGTTTTCAAATCGTGTTAAGAGATTTTTGACTCAGGATGAGTGCAAGAATTTTGAAACAGTTCAGTGTTTGTTTAAGACTGGAAAGACAGGAAAACTGACACAGAGTTTTGGTCCTGCTCAACAGACATTGAACAGGTCATATGGAACCCCGGATGGTGGAGCCATTATCCTTCCTCTTGGTTGGATTGGAAATGTGGCTAGTGCTTCTGGTGATTGTGGATTGCCTTTAGTTTGTACGGACACTGCTTTGAACGGTAGGATTCTTGGTATGCATGTTGCTGGAACTGCTGCTAAGGAAACTAACTTGTCCCTTTTCACTATGATAACTCAAGAACAGATCAAGGAGTGGATAGGAATGAAAGCAGTTGACATAGATGATGATTCCAAACTGTTTGCCAATGGTAGGTTTCCCCAAGATGTTTTAGATAAGGTAACAACATTACCCAATATCAAGAAAATAGAGGAGATACCCATAGGTCAACAGGTTTTGGTACCTGCGAAGAGTAAGATAAAGGTTTCAATCATTGCTAAGCAATTGGATTGGACCCCGAGTAAGATACCTGCAGTTATGCATTCAAGTGATAAACGAGGAGATGGAACAGACCCCACTTTGAATGCAATAACAAGGGTTGGAAAGACAGAACAAGTTGCCTTTGATGAAGAAGCCCTAGATGAGGTTTTTGCTTCACAAGAGAGATTGAGACTGACTCAGTTGCAATGGCCGCTAGGAAAGAGAAGACTGACGTTTGAAGAAGCTTTGAAAGGAGTACCTGGAATTTTGAATTCCATAAGAACACAGACGTCATGTGGATGGCCCCTTGTTAAACATAGAGAGATGCAAGGGAAGAAGGATTATGTATGGTTCGATGAAGCTGGTGAAGTACATTGGAACCCTGCATTTGAACAAATGGTTAATCTTTTCCTAGAAGATATGAAGGAAGGAAAAGATTCACAACACATTTGGTTAGCCTATTTGAAAGATGAATTGGTTAAGGAGAGCAAAGTTGAGATCAACAAGACGCGTGTTATCTATGCTTCAAACATGATAGCTACTGTGGCTTTTCGAATGGTTTTTGGAGCTATTTTGGCTGCTTATAACAATTCCGGAAAGACTTGTAACGTGGCAATTGGTATCAACCAGTTCAGTTGGGATATGCATGATGTGTATGATTTCCTGACTACAGACCTGGGAACTGATGAGAAATGCTTTGTTGCTGGAGATTATGTTGGTTTCGACTTTCATACTCCTGAACCCGTGCGAGATAGATCGTATCAGATGATGTGTGGTTGGTCGAAGGAATGGGGTGTTACCCAGACTGAGATTGACTTTTTCATTAAACATGAAACGATGAGCCCAGCCCAAATAGGAAATTTGAGATGGTGGACCAAAACAGATCACAAGAGTGGATGTCTTTTCACAACACAGATCAACAGTGAAAACAACGAAGCCTTTGTGAGATTGTGTTTCAGAGATGAGTTTGTAGACATATCATTTGATGATTATGTAAGGATGAAATCTCTTGGAGATGATCACATATTAGCTGTGTGCAAGAAGATCATGTTCGACGGCAGAGTGTTACAGAAACACATGCATAAGTTTGGACAAGAGTACACATCTGATACGAAGGAAGCTGACGCTGGACCATACAGAGCTTTTGAGGATATAACATTTCTTGGTGCTCACCCTAGAAAGTTCAAAGGAAGGTATACTGGAGCACTCAAAAAATGTGTACTTCAGAATTCCATCTTATGGACGAGAGATGAAGATGCATCTTTATTGGAATTTGCAAGACAATTCGTGGAGTTGGCCTCTCAGTGGGATAAGGAGTATTTCGAGAAATACAGGAAAGCGATTGAGAAAGCTGTTAGAGCTAGTGGATTTCATTT